ATTGTGTCGGAAAGAGTTTGTGCTGCGAAAATCGCTAATTGAGTGTATTCCTTTATAGCTTCTTCTCTTCTTGCTTTGTTTTTTCTTTCTTGCTCATCTAAAAAAGCATCTTCAACATCAAAGTATTTTTGCCACCAATCTAAATTAGCCTCCAACTTTACCTCATTAGCTTCATTGAATGCTTCTATATCTGTTTCTGTGCGCTTATTAAATGACTCTTCATAAACACGTTGTGAATCATTAAGGTTTGCAATTTGTAATTTTTTTTCATTTTTAGTTAATGAATCATCAAGTCTTACTTGGTCTTGTTTTAGTTTTGTTATTGCAGCATAATAACCAATCTTAGCATCAATATCGTTTGTTTTACGCATCAATAATTCATTTGCTGCTATCTCATCACGTATCTGTCTAAGTTGCGCTTGTAATGCTTTATCGTTAGCAATTTTTTTATCTTTTACTAAGTTTTCTTGATGCGCTTTTGCTGCATCGGCTTCTTGCTTTGCAAACTTATCTCTCGTTTGTTGTTGAATAGATAAAAACAAATCATCTTCAATTCTTACCGCATCTTGATAGGCTTCTTGTGATAATGTTTTAGCGCGAAATTTCTTATCAAGTTCTAATATTTCTCTTTGATGCGCTTGCTTATTCATTAACAACTCTTTGTCTAAGCCATCTTTTAACATGCTTATCAACTTATCGTTTGCCTTTTGTCTTACACCAGCATCATCTGCTAATGCTTTATTCATGTCTGTTGCACTATCACGCGCATCATCCATAGTTACAATTAAGTAAGCTATACCCGCAATAAGTAAACTTAAACCTGCGGTTGCCATAGCCATTGAAGCAGTTATTGTAACCCCTAATACTCTGCTACTTACCGCAGCCGCCTTTTGTGCTCCATCTAAAACATACGTTCTTAATGCGGTCTCAGTTGTGGCTATGCTTGCTAACTCTTGAACACCTTGCAACAATGCCATTGCGCCTTGGGCTTGCGCTAATGTTTTAGTTAACTTCTCATTCTCGCCTCCAAATAATGCCGCAGCACCTGCAGCAACCGAAGCCGCTGCCGCTATACCTTTAAATGCAGTTACAACCGCATCTATTCTCTTTGTATCGCTCGCTAATGCCTTAACCTTATCGTTGACATCTCCAAGTTCATCGGTTAACTCTGCCGCGCGTTTTGTCGCTTCTTTTAATTCCTTTTCGCCTAATGAGCCACTTGCAATCTGCGCTTTCAATTCTTTCAATTCAGCTTTCATTGATTTGAAGCCACCACCCGCTTGCTTGGTTTCTTTCGTTACCTCAGCTAAATGGTCAGCAAATCCCTCCATAACTCCGCCTTGAATTTCAGCCATAAGCCCATCGACCTCGTTGGACAATTTGCCCATTTCGGTGGTGGATTTATTTAAGTTTTGGATAAATTCCTTTTGCTCATTGTTGACCTGAGCAAATGCAGCAGCATCTTCTTTGCTTATCTTACCAAGTAATTCAAGTTGCTTAATCGCAGGCTCAAGTCCTGATGTGTCTGCAACGAATTTAATTATTACGTTTTCCAACTGCCATTACTTTTTAGGCGTTTTTGGTTGTGGCTTCTTTGCCTCATTAGCAAAGAAAAAGAAATCCCACAAATTTAGTAAATTAATTTGATAATTCGCGGGTAAATATTTTAATACGGTAATCTTTAATCTTTCTCGGCTTGCAATTCCATCCCTAATGTCTGTAACGAAAGAATATCCCGTTGAATCTGCTCGACCTTTTCCACTATCGCCAAATACGTCAGGGAAGTGTCGCCTGACTTCGCTAAAAACGGAATTAATTTCTTTATTGGCATTGACAAAAAAAAACTATCGCCTGCATTCTCTTTCCAGTTCTTTATCTTTTTTTCGTTGGCCTTAAAGTCATAACGTGTCAATGGCTCACTTTTATCCACAAATGCAACCGAAGCGACCTTATAGATAATATCCTTGCTTATAATGAAGTTACAACGCTCCTCGAATCGCATTTGCAGTTTTATTATCTCGTTGAGGTTTATTTTCTTTGGATCACTTAACAACTTGCTCATTGCCGCGTTGTAATTCTTAATGTAATCGTTAGTGACTCCGTTTTGCATTTCTTGGTAGAATGTTAACGCTTCTAACCCACGTTCGTAAGGTAGGTTGTTCTTATCGACAAACTCAAAGTAGTCAACGCCTCCGCACTTAAACGCGAATTCAAGCGGAAATTCAGATTTATAAGTTGGTGGTAATTTCTTGAATAGGTTTCGGAAGTTCATTGTTGTGTGTATAGTGTTTAGTTCTTAAGTTAATTATTACTTTATTGTCTACTTTGTTATACGTGCGCTTCTTTGCGCTGCCTCCACATCCGCACGTTTGACCAGTGTAGGTGTAGCCTAAACTTAAAAGAAACTTATGTGCATCTTCAATCTCCATGGTAATACATTTTAGATGTTAACGCGTTAAGGCCACATAGTATAAGTAAGTAAGGTATCAAGTGTAAGTCGGTTACAAAATATAACCAACCCATTAAACCCCATACCGAAGCCATGCAAGGCGGGCAGTCGAACAATGGTTTGCTCCAAAATTCACCAACATAATGTCGAATGTAGTTTGCTGCTTTCTCAAATAACATATCCTCACGCGTTAGGCAATGAACACCTAAACAACATAGGCTATTCAGGACAAGGACAAGGGATAATGGCAATAGTATCATCTTCAGTTATGTTTATGAAGTTAAGGGTAATCGATGAATAAACTGTCCCACAAATGTCAAAGGTTGTGACATCGCAGCCATTTAGAATCTCAACCTTTACGATGCCAGTGCCGATGTTCCAAAATCCGTTATTGTTCAATTCAATTACTGCATCGTATAGGCCGCTTGTTACATCTTTTTTAAGCACCCATCCATTTGAATAGGTAAACTTAATAACGTAATCAGTATCGTTTGTGAATGTGGGCGAACTGAATTCTAATGTTTCAGCGCAGCCGCTAATGTCTTGGGTGTAGCTTGTTAGGCAGTTAAGTATTGGCATGGTTTATTTTTTTATTCCGTAAAAATACAAATCTTGTGGGAAGTCTGTACGTGTTTTGAATTTATAATTCGAAAATATCTCATCACAATTCAACACGCTTCTAATATCGGCCTCACTTAAGTTGCGATAGTAGTCATTAGTAAACGGTGAATCCTTTGGGCTTGTGCGCTTTGTGCCATGCTCGGGTCTACCTGGCGCGGCACAACTAAATAAAAACAAACCGCCATCTTTTAGTAAGTTATTGATTACATTCTTTAACGTTTTTTGCCAATGCTCATCATGCTCAAAGCATTCAGTTGAAATAACCACATCAAATAAATCATCAGACTTAAACAAGTGACCGCTGCAAACTACATCAACATTGTTGCCCTCTCCAATATCGATGCCAGTGTAGTTGCATTGCTCAAATAAGTAACGATTGTTGCCATTAATGTCAAGTGAGCCGATGTCTAACACGCTTGTGCCGACAAAGAATTCATCGTGCGCGTATTTGACAAGCTCACACCATTCTCTTTGTTCTCTGTGTGCCATTACTTTTTGTATTTAGTTAAGAAAGTTTGATTATCATTCAACTGAATCATTCCGAATTCAGGCAGTTGTGTTGTTGTGCTAATCTCGGATTGAATACTTAATCCATGCAACTCATAAGGCGTTGAATTTTGCGCTAACCAATCATCGCCATTTGCAATCAATAGGTCTTCGGGTATAGCAACGTATTTAGATTTATGCATCAACATCATACATCCCCATCCGTATGGGCGTTGCTTCATTACTTTCAAATGTATGTTAGCATCCTTTTTTAGTTGGTAGTTTTCAAATGCCATTCCGATAACGCCAACGTGCTGCAATGAGTCATCGAATATCGATAAGAATGCAGGATTAAAGTTTATATCATCGTTGCATATTAAGATGTTATCATACTTAGCACGCTCAACTCCGTAATTCCACGCGGGATTTACATAAATATTTTCAGCCATTAAGTGTATGTCATACTTAGCGTTAAGCGGCAAAGGTCTGTATTCGGTTGTATCGTTGTCAATAATGATTATCTCACCGACAAATTCGCATGCGCATATGTCTTCAACAAGCTTGATGATGCGTGGACTTCTCCACATAGTTGGAATGATTACGCTAAACATTGTGCAAATATATGAAATTTTTTAAATAAGTGTTACATGCATAACGAAAAGTGTCTAATGCATCCGCTTGTTGTGTAGGGTCGTTTCGGTCTGTTTTCTTTATTGTCCCATCGGGCAACACCGCCACATTTTCCAAATCAAATTGCAAGCCCTTAGTAAACTGTGGGTCAAGTTCGACATTGCCTCGCGCAAGAAGTGAGTTGACTAACATTCGGTTGTCTTCAAGTGATGGGTTAACGCTTGGCACCAACATTTGATTGTTAGATAGGTTAAACTTCTGCCTTATCACAACATAATAGTTGAGGTTATCTTGCACCAATGCACTCGATGACTTGCCACTTGCATCGCCAGTTACTTGGTAAAGTGCATTGCCATACTTGCTTTTAATAACATCGCATAGTTGGTAGATGTCGCTATTAGCTAACTTAATCGTTTCCTTAACGCGTATGGTTGATGGCGGCATAACTTGAAGCACTGAGCAACATATTGGATTACGGTTAAAGTCAAACGAAAGTATAATCGGCAGTTGTTTATTAAGTTCAACGGGCTTAAGGTGTTTAGTCGAATCGTAAGCGTAAGCCCAACGATTGCCATCCATATCGAAGTTGGTCCAATCTCCGCCGATAAACTGCCGCTTATAACGCTCATCCATACGTGACCACACCTTGCGTTGCTCATCTGTTACGAAAGCATTGTCATCGGGCAAAGCTAACTGATAGTAAAACTCTGGGCCTAATTCGCCTTTTAAGTACGGTATGTGTATCTCATCTTTAATCCACGTTTGAGTCGGGTTAAACGTGGCAAGTATCAATGGCGTTGGCATCTTATCAATATACCAACTACCAACTCGTGAGCTGCCAATATTCCAAAGTTTCTTACTTAACTCTTCAATTTGCTCAAAGTATATACCGTTTGTTTCAAGTCCTAAAAACGCGTTAAGTTCGGGGTCATGGCTTATGTTCTCAGCCATAAAGAATATCTTTGATTTTGTTTTGGTATTCTCTAAGAAGTAGTTTGACTTATCGCGTGACCACCTAAAGTGTGCTGAGCCATCGATTATTTTTTCAAATGTCGGTATGATTGTCTTTACTAACTTAGGGAAGTCTGACCTAATTACATGCCACTTACTATTTGGATACATCGATGCCAAACGCAAACAGATCGTGGCACAAATAAAAGACTTGCCACCACGAATTGCGCCACCATAAAGCAAGTTGCGCTTCTCTGTTGCGCCTTGTGCCGCTGCCATTGCCTGAATATAAAAATCGTATTGCTTCGGGTTGGCTTGTAAATCAACGTTCATTAAATTTCAATCTTAGTGCCATCAGGCATCGTGACAGTTGAGGGTGGTCGCGTGTCCGTGATGGTTGTTTCGGTTTTGGTGATTTGCTCCTCTATTCCGTTGTTTAATGTATCAATGGCCTTAGCATTGCCCATCTTAGCGTTGTTAAATAAACTATCGACATACTCCTCAAGGTTGTTAGCGCCCGTTAGTTTTTCAATAATCTTTTGGGTTAGTAACCTTTCCGCGCGCCTTGCCTCCCACCCTTTGCTCTTGTTTTCAGGCGGTGGTTGATTGTCTTTGCTAAACTTAACACCCTCATCGCCTTTAAATAGTTTTTGAGGTCGTTTTTTGGTCGTTTTGTCATCGGCTTTCATAGCACAAAGATAAGTATTATTTTAATAAGTTTAATATTTCAGTTTGCATCTGCTCAAACGATGTAGCTACAATGTAATTACCTCCATCGGCTTCAATTGCTGCTTTTCGTTTAAGTTGTGCTTCGCTTATCTTATCAGTTGGGGATTTTACCTCAATGGCAAACAATCGGCCTCTCAATATACATTGTATATCCTCCATTCCTTTGTTCAACCCAGCAATGTAACCTATGCCCTTTCGATATCTACCCTCGCTACTAATGCGCCTTGCACTATTGCAACTATGCACTGCTTTAAGGTAGGCAATAATCAAATCGGTAAACTTATTAGTGTTGAAAGCATCTTTCGTTTCTTTCGGTTGGATAACATTGTTTACTGGCAAGTCCAAATGATTAGTCGTGAGCTCCGCTTTGCGCTTTTTAACAACTTTCTTTTTATTCAGGTTAAATCGCTCAATCGGTAAGGTGTTCCAAAACGCTTGATTCATGTTTGACCGTTTGTATTCGTTGTGGTAGTATTCTTCGAATTCTGGGATTGTGTAAATTTTCATTTGCCGTATTTAGATTCGTGTTTTTTAACTTGATTAGCATTTAGCTTAAAGTAATCTTGCAAGTCATATTGGTAATGATCCCTTGCAAATGATTTATTTATTGCTTGGTAAATAGTTTCTGCCCATAAACAAATAATTTTATTTGATGGTGACTTAATGTAAAATATTGTCATTTTTTATTGTTTTTAATTTGTTACACATTTATAAATCTGTTACACATCTGTAACATCACTATTTATAGGCTTTTTAGTTACTTTGTTACACGTTACAGATATATTACATAATTAACATAGTAAACATACACACACACGCACACACACACACATATTATTTTATATAGAGTATATGAAAACGTGTTTTTATGTGTAACGTGTAACATTTAATCAATATCTATTTGATTATTAACACTATAACTTGTTACAGATCCTTTGATTTTTATTTCATAGCACCTAATAATTTTAGTTCCATCTCTAATTACTTCCTGAAAATACCCACATTTTTTCAAAGCCTGCCCCATTCTTTTTGTATTTGTTTTGAAACTTGGGTGTAATTTTTGCAATTCAAGGATGACATCGGTATTTGTCATTCTCGCAGTTGGGTCATTTTGAATGTGCCTATTTATCAATTCAACTTCGCTCATTACTTCGATGTTTTTTTCGTTGGCTTTGTTTAAGTATTCGATTTGTAACTTATCCAAAAACCATCCCTCTTTGTCGGCTTTCCATTCGTTGTACAACTCAATAAAAAGTTTATCCTTATCAATGGCCATGTAAGCTTCAAAATCAAAGCTAATCAAATTTATGGGTATAATTCGCCTATTACCAGTAGGGTCATTGATTACTTCAGCATCATTTGATGTACCACCTAAAACCGCCAAACGCAATAAGTCTTCAGATACTCGGCCATAAGGCATACGAATGGAGAATGTTTGTTGGCTGCTCATTCGCTTAAGTTTTGTGGCATCTTTTTTTGACTTTCCTCCAAACTCATCATCAACTATGAGCCATTTTTTAGTCATTAAAATTTCAGAATCTTTGCCCTCATCAAGGTTTGATTCAGCATAAAATTTACGTAGTTTTTTTGGCAAAAGGTTTCTAAAAAATTCAGTTTTTTTAATTCCTTGCTCACCAGCTATGACTAAAATCATTAGCGAGTAAGTTCCAAATGCTGAACCTATTAAACCTAAAAGCCATTTTTTAAGATAAATATCAAGGTATTGGTCAAAGATATAAACTCCATCATTTTCATAAAGTAGTTGTTCAATCTTAAAACATGCTTTTAATTTATCAAATTCATTATTAGGTGTAAGATGTGCATTTTCTTGAAACCATTGTCGAATAGGATTATATGAAGTGCTACTATCTTTATTTTGTATCAATGTAAACACTTTATCTTTACTTATTTTATCATCTATTTTCATCCATACCTTTGTATAAAAATTGGCTAATATTCGGTCGGTCATTTCCTCGCCATTAAATTCAAAGTTTCTTGTAATCTCGTTGAATTTAACATCATTCATTTTAATCAATTCAACAATCGAATCAATCTCTGTATTTTCATTTCTTGGCTGCACTTGCAAAAAAACTTCAGCATCAGTTATATTTAATTTTTCAAGTGCTTCTTTTGGATTATCATGTAATTTAACAATGCTTTTTATTTTTTCAGTGCGCTCGGAAGTGGTGCTTATTCCTGCTTGCTTAAAAATATAATATACAGATGCAATGCTTACACCAGTTTCACTTCTTTGTAATGCAATGTTATAATCTCGTTCAGCTTGTTTATATAAATACTTTGGTGAAGATTGGCAAAGCGCATGAAAATAAGCGCGGCCACTTTCTGAAAACTCTTTTGTTAATGCAAATGCAAGTCTAATATAGTCTTCATAATTATCAAACAAATTCATTGGCCCTGCCTTAACAACCATTTCATCAAAATCAGTTTTAACAACTGGCGGCTTCGGCTTTGGTTTATCTTTTTTCTTTAAATAAGTTTTAAATGATTTTGCTTTTTTATTAATGTACATGTCAGGATCGTAAGAAACAAATCTTAATCTGCTTGTATCCTTACAACTTTTATCCAACACAATTGTAAACTGCACCATAAAATATTGTTCAAGGGAAAGAAAAGCATCTAAATGTCTTGCGCCATCAATGCGAATAAAGACTGCATAACCATTACCACTTAAAGAACGATGCACAGCGTAAACGTATTCATTTCGTTTAATTCGTTCAATGTCAACATCAGCTATTTGGTCTTTTGCATCAATGTCTAAACAAATAAATCCACTATGTTCAAGTAATTTACTTGCTGCACGTTCTTTAAAACTACCTGATGCAGTTACACAAGTAGTTAACTCTTTTTGCGTTCGCCCTGCTCGATAGTTTAAAACTTCATCTTGCCAGCGACCATTTTTAATGCCATCAAAATATTCATCTACTTCAATGCTTGCATCTGATTGGTTACTTTTTGCACTTTTAAATACTGATATCATATAAAATAAATAAAGCCTTTGGTTTTCGGGGTTGCGGCTCCCTACTCACCTAAAGGCTTGTTAATAATATTTTTTTAGTGGCCGCAACTCCACAATGCAAATATATAAATTAATTACTTTATCTGCAAATTACAATGTGTTGCTATACTGCAACCAGCAACTTGAACACCATCTTTAAGTGCTGCCTTAATTGCTGCCTTATCTGCTTGTTCGGTTACTTTAACAACCTTATAGGCAGCAGGTAACGCATTCACATTCTCCACCTCAACTGTTTCCGATTTGCGAAAGTTAATCTTGACCAATGGTGTCTTTATTTCTTCAATGCTAAATAAATCCATTGCATGTTTAATGCGGTCTTTAAGGTATTCACTTGCTTTCTCGCGTTGTTTCTTTGCTGCCTGCAATCGTTTTATTTCAGCCTCAATAATTTCAACATCTGCATCCATTTGTTTGATAACAAATGAATAGGCAACTGATTTGTTTTGCAACTGTTCTTCTGTGATTGCAAGTGCTTCCTCAAGAGAGGGGGTTAACTCACCCCCATTCTCTATAAGTTCCTCTGCTAATTGGTTATAGCTTTGTTCAATTTGATAGATTGTTAGTTTCATTATGCTTCTGTTTTAGGTGTTAATGAAATAGTTGTTAATTTAGCTTTCATATCATCTTTAGCAGCCAACACTCTTAAGTCAAGTTTAATGTCTTTAGGAACTGCTTTCCAAATAGCTTGTAATTCATTTAAACTAACGCACACTTGAATGTCATTAATGATTTCATCAATAGTTGTGTCAACTTCGATGTGTGTAGCCTCTTCAGTTGTCACTACTTGCATCTCTTCTGGCACATACACTGGACCGCTAAATATATCTGGGCAATACCATTTAACTCCATTACTAATAGCCCTTGCAAATAACATATTCTTTGGGAATTTATCAATATTCTTTGTTAGTGCTTTCCTTGCATCCTCAATAGTGAATGTGCTATTACCTATTTTAGTAGCACCTTGAAAGAAATCAATTGAGCAAACCTTTTCAGAGGCCTCAACAACACGATAGTCATACTTGCCACTACCTTTTAACCTTGATGCAATAAGACCTGCTCCGATTGTTGGTTTGCCTTGAATGATGTGGATTCCAGTCATAGAAGCGAATGGAGGAATTCCGATTTCTTGTCCTGCTTGTATTTTGACTATTGCTTGGGCTGCTGATTTTGTGTCTGCAAACATTCCGCTCTCTGCGAATGCTTTGGCCAAATTCATAAGTTCTGAAATTGGCAGTTGTTGTACGATTGAAACTTGTGTGTTCATTGTTATTTGTTTTTAAGGGTTAAAATAAATCATCGTTTGAAATTGGCTTTGCATAGCTTGCTTGCGGGTCTTCAGTCTGCGTAAACGGATTCGCATCCACTTTCCAGCACACTATCGTATTGAATACCTTAACTTCACCTTGTGGGCTTGTCCACTCACGACCTCTGATGTTAATGTGCGCCTCAATGTCTTGACCAACTGAAAGCGAATCTGCAAGTGAGCAGGCTTTTTGTTGTAGTTCGATTGATACGATTTGCGGATACTGGTCTGTTGTGGTTAGGATTAGTTCTCTCTTTGAGAATTTACCATCACTAACTGTTTGCGTTGCGCCTATGCGCTTGATTGTTCCTTTGATTGTCATAATTGTTTATTTATTTGTTTTTGTGTAAGAAATCTGTTAATACCATTGATAAGAATGAGGTGTGCGGGATGTAATCGTTGAATTGCAAGTTAATTTCGTGCTTGTCGTTGCTAACTGCAAGGTCACATAGTTGCATTGTCCAGAATGCATCTTTACGGTCTATTGATGCAGTTATTTCGTTATCTTTATTCCATACATAGAACGTTTCATTGTCTGATTCGTATTCAATCCGCTCTTTAGAATTTTCGATTTGCCACGTTGTTGTGGTTGATACTTTTGTGATTACGTTAATTGAGTTCATGTTAGTTTGTTTTTATTGGGTTAGTAATTATGGGTGCAAATATAGTTTTAATATCATTACCTCAAAATAATATTTTCAACTAAAGTGTTAATTTATGTTAAATATGCTTTAAGAAAATCATAAATCATGAAATGTTGTGGCTTCCAACGGTCAACTTTACCATTCATTAAACGCGCAATACCTGGCCGAGTGTAGCCAAATTGTTTAGCCGCTTCGGTTATCGGGTTGCATTTCGCGGGTCGGGATCCGTTATGCTCAACAAGTGCTAACATCTGTTTGTATTCTTGCTTAAGTTGCTCCTTGCTTGGTTTGATTCTTGTTTGTTCTGCGGTTATGTTCATACTTCTGACATTATTAATAAATGATTACTATTCGTTTTTTTAGCCACCTTATATGCGGCATGTAGTTTGGCCCTAATTTTATCCCGAAATAACTGCCCATCTATCCAAACACGAAACTCTTGAGTCCATTCCTTTTCAATTATTTTCGGTTTGTATTTCAGCAGCTCCACAACCGTTGCAAGTATCTGCACCACTTCAAACTTCTTTACGTGAAATAGCATTGCAATTTCAACTTGCGTTAGTCCTGCATTATGTTTCAACCACATATCCCAATGTTTAGGGTCTATTGCTTCAGGTCTAATGATGTTAACGTAAGCATCACTAATGTAGCGGCTTGTCTTACGGTTGCGTGTCTTAATTGATTCCTTTGGCATGTTTTATTTGATATTGCATTAATACAAGTGCAGAATGTATGGCTTCAGCATTGCCACCTTTGTAAGTTAATTTCGCGCCTCCTTTGGGAGTGTACGCATCGGGGTTGTTTCGGTAACCGAATAGTAAGCGTTGGATAAGTTGTTTCATTTTGTTAGTTGTTAAATTAGTTAATCTTCAATTCCGTTTATTTCGCATAATTCACTCCAAAGTTTTTTACCAACATGACGAATAGATAAAAATTCTCTTTTTGTTATATCGCAAAGTTTTTTATTAGGAAAGTTATATCCAAGAATATGACAAAGGCGGACACTCATATTTTTATTTAATTCGCAATATTCAAGTGTATTAAGTTCTCTTATTGTCATTGTGCTTGCAGTTTTTTGTAAAACCTTAAATGTTTTTTGATTAATTTGTTCTGTGTATTTTTTTACAATCATAATTGCATTTAAATATTCACTCTCTTTAATTTCGTTCATTTTGTTTGTTGTTTTTAGTTAGTATTAATTATTTCGACCGCAAACCTACTAATAATATTTTTAAAAATAAAATTGTTTGCTAATTATTTTTATTTTATATTTGCCAAAATTTAAAACTAATAACATGACAACAACACTAACATTAACATTGCATTTCGATTACGAGAATGATGACCGCGAAAACAACATCAGAGGCGGTTGGGTATTAACCGACATCACAAATGGAAAAACATCAGTACATTTAAGCCCAAAATTAGAACAATTACTTAACGAAGAATTAGATCCCGAAAACTTATAACACTATGAAAACTAAATCATCACTTATATTATGGGCAGTAGCAGCCTTGTTTATGTCCTTTTGGGCAGTTAAATTCGCTATGACTGGCGTAAACTATGACAATTCAGAATTTATAACCTTTACTCTTTCACTATGCGCCTCGCTAACAAGTGCAGTTTGTGGCGCAGGGTTTATGCAACAATGGCTTAAGAAATGAAACTACTTTGGAAACCAACAAAGTTAACCTGCGAATTTATTGTGCCAGACATCGACAAGTCCGAAGGTGTGCAAAAGGTCATAGGCTTCAGCAAAGGTTGGCATCACTACAATAGCATTAGGCTTGGCATCCGAAAAGAGGAAGATTATTGTGTGTTATATTTTTATGCGTATATTAAAGGCCAGCGTATAATTCAGAGGTTAGGCAGATATCAAATTGGTGAACTTGTTAAATGTAGATTGCACTGGGGCTATTACATCGAGTGTAAGGCTAACGATGGTTACGCATTTAGAGTAGCACCGAAGTGTTCTTTTCCTATTGGCTATTTGCTTGGAAATTATGCTGAAAAAGATGGTGTAGAGGGTGTGCAAGTGCCTATTGAGATACAGATAAATAATTTGAAAATAAAATAAGATGCCCACAAAACAAATAAGCGCAGTTGAATGGTTAGCGAATGAGTTAGCCATTCCAAAAGAGTTGCTAAAATTAGCGAAAGAAATCGAAAAGCAAAACATAATCAATGGCTACCACGTTGGCTATTCAAGGGCTATAATGCCCAAGGATTACAATGCGCAGGAGTATTATAACGAAAACTTTAATAAACAAGACTAATGGAAGCAAAAGAAAAAGCAGAAGAATTATTTAACAAATACAAGCCAATTTGCGCTGGTTACAATGGTGGTCAATCAAATAAATACTTTTCAAAACAAGCAGCATTGATAGTAGTTGATGAGGTATTAGAATGCTATCCCGCTCAATGTCCTAAAGAAAGCTATGAAATGGAACAACACATTTACTGGCAACAAGTTAAAACCGAAATAAACAACCTATGAAACAAGTCACAGCAGTAGAATGGATAGTTGAACAACTTGCTCCATCTGTATCTTTACAACAAAAGTACATTGATGAATTACTTGAACAAGCCAAAGCAATGGAAAAGGAGCAGATAAAATCAGCATATGAAAGAGCAATAATTAATTATGGAATGCCACCATTAGAAACTTTTAAACAGGATTAATATGGAAAAAGAAACACTTGAAGAAAGAGCAGCTAGATATGATAATATAAAATTGCCAATACCTTATGGTTATGTTGGTGCAGCAAATGATTTTATTAATGGTGCTGAGTGGCAACAAGAACAAATACTACAATTTCTTTATTCAGAAATAACTGAACGTAGACCTTACTCATCATCTAGAATGTGTGAAGAAGTAATTAAATTTATTGAACAATTTAAAAAGAAATAATATGAGCAAACAAACAGCAGTTGAATGGTTAATGGAACATCTTACGGAAATAAAAAAAGATTGTAGACTTTCAGAGATAAGTTCATTATTTAACCAAGCCAAAGCAATGGAAAAGGATCAGATAATATATTCAAATTATAATGGTCAAAGTATTGGTAAAAAATTAATAGATATTGATGTACATCAAATGAAAATAAAAGCAGAACAATACTACAACGAACAATTTAAACAAGATAATCTATGAAACCAAAAGATGAAAGTAAGCCATACGAATCGAGATTAATCGAGGACTTACACCCAACATTAGCCAACGCTTATAAGAAAGCCGAAGCCCAGTTTAATGCTGCTCACAACGATGTTCACGTTATCATTGTATGCACTTATCGTAATAATGCAATGCAGGAAGTTTATTATCATAAGCGACCAAAGATAACCCAAGCGAGAGCGGGCCAGTCACCGCATAATTATTACCCATCAAGAGCATTCGACATAGCATTTGTAAAAGTTGGAAAACGTGAACTTGACTACTCCGCAAAGCATTTTAAAGAGTTTTGGGAGATGTTGCAATCGGCATCTAATAAGCTAACTTGGGGTGGTAATTTTAAGAACTTTTCAGACCAACCGCACTATGAACTTACCAACTGGAAAATGACTATAATATGACAAGAGGAACACGCTACACTAATGGCAAGGAGGTTATAACCTTTGTCAAAATAGATTTCATTGTAATCGGTGGTCGAAAGATAGACCACGTTTATTTTAGGAGAAAAGATAAAAACGATTTGATTATGCCTTTGTTAGAATGGAATTTAAAGGGTAAATTTGAATGGGAAATAATTAATTGAAATGATGCAAGAAGAATTAAAATCGAATTATCGTTATAGATTTAAAATAACCAGTAAGCAAAACGATTCTACTTTAGGCACTGGATTTTTTAAAGTTAGCAAAAAGATGACAAAAGAAGAACAAATTATTTTTTTACATCAATACAATAATGGGCGTTACTTGGATAAAGAATCATTTATAACTATTGACATTGTTGAAGCTAACGAATAAACATCAAACAACTATGAATCTAAAACAAAAATACCGCAGCCCAGACAACCGCCAGTTAAAAAAGATTGCAGACTATTTAATCTACGTTTTGCTGCCATTTATTCAGACATCGTTAGCACTCGCAGAAACGCAAGGATTAATCAGTTTACGACAAGCGTTTTGGGGCGGATTGGCAGCGACATTTTTATTGATTAACACTAAATTCTTAACCAAATTTACAACTGAAAAACCTACCAAAACTGCTATAATTGATGGTGATGGGTGCTAATAATAACAATATAAATAGTGAGGTGGCGGAATGGTAGACGCATGAATAAAGGTTAATAGTAAAGATAACGTAGAGTAACCTTGAGACACCCGTAAAGTTCAGCTCATAAGTTATCATACAAGTTCGAATCTTGTCCTCACTACTAAAAATAACAATATGAAACCACAACACCAACTTATTACATTCGCAGCCCTATGTTTACTGCTAATTATCGGTTTAAATCATTGCGCCAAAGACAACCCAAAGCCTATCCCATTTGACTACAAATTAGAAGCGGAAATGATTAAAAAGCAGTTTGGCATTGAGCAGGCAATATTGCTGAATCAACTGGAAGCAGCTACCCGAAGATTGCAAGTTGCCAATAACGCAAAAGATAGCATTAGACAACGTGAAATATCATTAACCAACACTAACATAGCTTTGATGAAGAAAATGCGCCAAACGCTTCCAAAAGAGTGTGATACGGTGTTTGTTTTATGTGATGAGATTATTAACGTAAAGGATTCAAGTTATGCTGCATTGTTTAATGCGTTTCAAATATGTGATTCGGCTTCAACGATTAAGGATTCTTTAATAGTTGGTTACAAAGCGGAAAACCTAACGGATTCGTTACTTTTAAAAGTAAGCAAGCAAGAAACAAATCAGCAACGCAAAGGTAAAATAGCTGCGTGGTGTGTTGGTGGGGCTATGTTTATTCTTTGGCTTGTTGTGGGATTGAAATAAATTACTATCTTTGCCTCGTTCAATGTTAGTTAGTTCATAGCCCTTGCAGAAATGTGAGGGCTTTGTTATTTGTATGAATAAATCACTATATTTGTCGAATGGAAGCAACATTAAAATTTAATTTGCCAGATGATAAAGGTGATTTTGAACTGGCAGTCAAAGCAAGTGCTATGTACTGTGTTTTGTGGGATTTCAAACAGTTTATGCGTGATGAAATCAAGTACAATGGCAACCTTACAGACAAGGAATATGAATTAGCAGAGAGATTCCAAGAAAAATTCTTTGAGATATTGCAGGACAATGCTATATCGTTAGATTAACACCATAAATCCTATGCCACAAGTTACATCAGAATTCTACAAATACGATTCGATTGTAGCTGAAATGCTCCAGCAGGGCTTGGCTTGCTCCGAAATCGTTGCAAAGATATTAAACACAACTGCAACCAGAGAGCAAGACCCAAAAGTAAGGTCGTTCCGAAAGTATATTTTTAGGCATAAAAAAAGAATACTGGACCAACACGAGGGTATTTATAATGCCACCAACAACTTGGATGTTCCTAATACATCCACTAAAAATATGTGGATTAAAAATAAAGAAGCATCTTTGTTTGTTGTTAATCCAAATTATAAAAAGCCTGATGAGGTTAAGGTTGAAGACATAGATTTTAAGAAACTATTTTCCGAAATTAAGCCATTTGAATACAAGAAAAATACATCTGCAAACGAATGCCTATTCGATAGGTTAGTATACACCGACACACACATTGCAATGATGATTTCAGACTACTCATTGTATGGTGGCATCTGGAATGAGGATGAACTATTTAAGATGTGTGACAAAATGATTTCACACACGATTGCAAACAGAAAATCAAAAGTGTTATACATTGATGAACTTGGTGATTTTCTTGATGGCTACGATGGGCAAACTGTAAGGAAAGGTCATAACTTACCGCAAAATATGGACAATCAAAAAGCGTTCGATGTGGGTTTAAGATTTAAAATAAAATTAGTGCAATCATTGATTCCATATTACGATAAAATTATTTGCCACAATGTATGTGAGGACAACCACGCGGGTAGCTTTGGCTACATTGTAAATTCTGCATTTAAGACTGCCATTGAAATGATGCTGCCTAATGTTAGTGTTATTAATTTACGAAAGTTTATTGAATTCTATAAGGTTGGCAAGTATATTTTTATTTTAAGTCACGGAAAAGATTCAGTCAGTTTAAAGTTTGGATTTAAGCCAAAATTAGATAAGATTCAAGAAAACAAGATTGATAATTACCTTGATAGAAATGGGCTAAAAGGAATTATTGAATTTAGCAAGGGTGATTCTCATCAATATTTGTTTGACAATAGCACTGCTCAAAGATTTAATTACTATAACTACCCTGCATTAAGCCCATCTTCTGCTTGGGTGCAGATTAATTTTCAGCAAGGCATTAGCGGTTTCATAAGTTTCAACTATTACGAAGATAGAAAAGTTATCAATGAGTGTATAATAAATCACTCACTAACCACTAATAATGCCGATAATGGATAATACATCATTCATTATAATGGATTGCATACACCCTATTTTTGATAAAGAATTTGACAAGGATTTGTTGCAATACATTGACATACCAACTAACGAATATAATGATGAGGTCTTTGTTTTTGATGTTAAAGAAGTGAGAATAAAGTTTTTTTACTCTACTAAAACGCTAATAAAAAAAGGTAAAAAAGAAACGATGGCAAACACTACTGTCATTGTGTTTACTGATGACAACGAGTTGTTAAGCAAATTAGAAATAACTGAATTTATCTTTATATTTTTTAAAGATTATACAGAAAAATTAAAAGAATATTTTCCAACTGAAGATATTGCAAATCGCGATAAGGAATAAACTATTTCTGTTCATCAATAATCCCAAGCATTACCAACAACGCAACAACACCACCTTTAAATAGTATGCCTACATTCTTGACTATTGCTCTGTACTGATAGAGCATTGAAACAAGGTAAAAAAACAAAACAAATAAAACTAATATCAATGGTTTGAGTGCTACAATTTCTTGGTTAGTCATTCTTGTTTTTCTTGGCAACACGATACGAAGCCCACATCGAAACAACTAATGCACCAAGTTTAGCGAAGTCATAAATCGTGTCATAGATGCCCACTAAATTCATATTACCAAACCAATCTGATGTCCACACTCCTGCTTGAATGATAACCGATGTAATGATGACTAATATGCTATTGTCGGGTTGGTGGGGGTGTATCATAATGGAGGTAATAAAGGTTTGATTTCTTCGTTCGTACAAAATTCAATTTCTTGAGTGCTAATATACCAATTTAATTCTTCATCTTGGATAGGATTAAAGTAGCTTCTGTCGGTGTATAATTTACCAACTAAAAATAGTGCTAATTCTTCAGTTATTTGTATCATTATACTTGGCGAGATAAAGAAGTTTGAAATGCTTGAATTAGTGTGTACAATGTACTGATTTCACCGCTACTTAAACTTGTACCAATAGTAGCCATTGCACACTCTTTGTCATCGTATTGTACTGCCAATCCAACAGTTGAATTTCCCGATATAAAAATATTTGCAGATGGGTATGCGGTTACTGTTGGAGCAACTGTGTTAGCGCCTAATGATGTACCATTTCTGCTTATTGTTAAACCGCCAATAGCATTTGATGTTTTGTTACCAATAAACCAACCCCTACTATCTGTACTTGCGCCAGATGGAAATTGATTACTAAAACTTGATGCATTTGAATAAATTGCATTTCCAGTTCCATTTACTTTTAAATATAATAAAAATGCCCTTGTATTTGTTGCTACATTGTAAGCACCAATTGATACTTTAAAATTAGGAGCAACACCAACTGCGGTGTTAGAACGTGAATAAAAACTTAAATGGTTATTATTTACGGTTAAGACTGTGTTTGCATTTATCCCAGTATCTGCATTTGCATTTGTTCCATTTGGCAAAGCACCCGTAGCAGAATGTGTCCAACCTCCGTTGAAAGTTAAACTATACAACGATGTGTTTATAAAGTTTCTTGCGTGTTTTGCTGATGTCCCACCCACCATAGGATAGATAGCATTAAATTTAGTTGTTAAACTATTCGCAATAAGTCCTGCCTCAAAAGTATTAAGTGCATTTAAAATAGTTGTATCGGTTTCACCAGTTGCTGCTATCCACGCTGTTGTTAATGGTAGGTAGCCTTGTTTCTTACCCATTATAGGTGTTATGAATGATGGTAGTCCCATTATGCTACACCAACGCACCTCCACTTGCTTGTTACACTATTCCAAATAAATGCCACATCTAACCTTGCAGTTGTTACCGTTGTTGTAGGTAGAGCAATTGTTGAAGCTTCAAAACTTGCACCCCAAGTTATTGCCCTTGCCGCAGTTCCCGTAATCGCAATCCACAATGTTTGAGCATCGGTTGGTATGCCAGTTAAATTAGTTGACATATTAGTTATATCTACTAATTGCCCTGTTATGCTGAAAAAATCAACATTGTCAGTATTAATTGTTGGTGTTGCCGCACTTGCAACTGTTCCCGTTCTTGCAGTTATGCGCTTGTTTGTTAATATGTTTGTATCTGTTGTTCCTACAACTTGACTACCTACACCACTTAAATAACCTAATTCCGTTGGTGTTGCTCCATTTATATTTTGAGCAGTTGTAATGTTTCCATTGGCACGATTAATAGCTATTGGGTTATCTATATGAGCTCCTGCATCATTATATCTTCTTAATTGAAAATCACCCCCACTATTTGCCCCACTTTCTATGCCATCAACACGTAATGCCCATCGTTGAAGATCATCAGTTCTAAAAGACAAAATTCTACTAACTCCATTATCTGCATCAATTTTTACTCGTGTAGTTGTAGCCCCCCCATCAATATGCAATTTTTCAGCACCAGCGGCAACGCCTATTCCTATTGTGTCAGCAGTTAATGAATGAATTCCTAAATCTACATCGGCAGTTGCACCAGTATAAGGAACACCACCAGCGCCACCACCAATGTAGCTTACTGCCAATGTGCTTAAATTAGTTACTACTATCCTATCGTTTGGAATGTCAAAGTAACGATGAAAGTTAACGCTACCATCGGTAAAGATT